TGGAGAAGATGAACCAATGACCTTGACATCCTTCTCAATTCATCGTAAACTAATGGAAGAAGGATTTGACGCCAGCTCCGATATGTACTATAATGAAGTAGACAAAAGGATGCGGGATACATTTCCTCATAAGTTTGGACAACAAGTTTCGCCAACTCAATCGGTAGCCTCTGCAAATAGAGGCGGTCCGGTAGCAAGGCGCAAAGGCACAGTGAGACTCACACCGTCACAGGTAGCCATTTCAAAAAAACTAGGTGTGCCACTAAGCGAATATGCGAAATACGTGAAGGAGTAGGCATATGAATGATATAACTATGAAAAATAAACTACCCCCACGCGAGTCAGAAACCCGAGCTAAAACCGAGCGAAGGAAGCCTTGGACTCCACCATCACAGTTAGATGCACCACCTGCACCAGCTGGTTTTAAACACCGCTGGATAAGGGCCGAATCTGTAGGACAAATGGACCAAAAAAATGTGTCCGCTAGACTACGCGAAGGTTGGGAATTTGTCAGAGCTGACGAATATTCCGATCAAGAATGGCCTCAAATTGATCAGGGAAAATATAACGGTGTTATAGCTGTTGGAGGTTTAATGCTAGCAAGAATTCCTAATGAGATTGTTAAGGAACGATCAGAATATTTTGCACAAACTGCGCAAGATAAAGATGATGCAGTTGCGAATGATCCCCTTAAGGACCAACATCCTAGCATGCCTATCTCAAATGAGAGAAGCACTCGCGTAACCTTTGGTGGCGGTAAGAAGAACTAGTTTTTTCTCCCCATAAGTTACAAAATTTTAATGCACCCATAAGGGGTGTGTTATTATAATTTATCTGAGGATAAAATCATGGCTAATGTTGACGCGGCCTTTGGGTATAGACCTATTGGGAAAGTTGGCAGTGGCGTTAATAATGCAGGGACTACCCTGTACACCATCGGAGACAATTACGGAACGGCTATCTTTAAAGGCGATCACGTAATGCAATCTGGGGGTTTAGTAATTGCTGGAACAGCTTCTGGCGCTACTAATCTTGGTGTTTTTAACGGTTGCTTCTATATTGACCCAACTAGTAAAAAACCTACATGGTCAAATTATTATCCTGCTAGTACAAATGTAACCTCTTCTGGTTCCATTTCTGGTGGGACGACTATTGACGCGTATATCTATGATGATCCGTACACTCTTTTTGAAGCCCAATGTGATGGCACTATAGCTAAAACAGATATCGGTAAAAATACCGAGTCTATTCTTGGTACTTCTAGCACTGTAAATGGTCTGTCTGTGACAGAAATTGACAGTGGTTCTGAAGCTACTACAGCTGGCTTACAAGTCAAAATTATTGGGATTACGAAAGATCCAGAGAACGATGATGCATCAAGTGCAAATGCTAACTGGTATATAATGTGGAATGAACACGTTAAGTTTAGCAGCACTGGTATCACCGGAACATAATAGCTAGGAGGAGTACAAATGGCAATTTCAAGAATGCAATTGGTCAAAGAACTCGAACCTGGCTTGAATGCTCTGTTCGGATTAGAATACGACCGATACGAAAACCAGCACACAGAAATCTTTGATTCAGAGAGTTCTGATCGTGCATTTGAAGAAGAAGTAATGCTAGGTGGTTTTGGCAATGCAGAAACTAAACCGGAAGGATCTGGTGTTGTATACGAATCAGCACAAGAAACTTTCACTGCTCGCTATACCCACGAAACCATTGCTTTGGCTTTCTCACTAACTGAAGAAGCTGTAGAGGATAACCTTTACGACAAAATCAGTACTCGATACACAAAAGCATTGGCACGTTCAATGGCAAACACTAAGCAAATAAAAGCTGCTAACGTTCTTAACAGAGCGTTTAACAGTTCTTACCTTGGTGGTGATGATAAGGAGCTTTTAGCGACTGATCACACTACTATGGCTGGTGACCAAAAGAACGAGCTAACAACTGCTGCTGACTTGAACGAAACTTCGCTCGAGCAAGCAATGATCGATATCGCTGGTATGAAGGATGAAAGAGGAATGAAAATTGCTCTTCGTGGAATGAAAATGATCATTCCTGTAAATCTTCAATTTACAGCTGAAAGGTTGATGAAAACTGCAGGTAGAGTAGGAACTGCTGACAATGATCTAAATGCAATCAAATCAATGGGAATGATACCACAAGGATACGTGGTAAATAATTTCCTAACTGATACTGATGCTTGGTTCATTAAAACAGATGCTCCTAATGGACTGAAAATGTTCACTAGGGCTCCTATTAGAACTGCGATGGAAGGCGACTTTGATACTGGAAACGTTAGATACAAAGCAAGAGAAAGATACAGCTTCGGCTGGTCTGACTGGCGCGGAATATTTGGCTCTCCAGGAGCTTAATTAATCAAAGGGGGCGGATAATTCGCCCCCTTTACCTAGATTAACAGTTATGCAGACTGACTAGGCAGACGATATAGAGACGGCATGACAATAGGTCTATATGACCAAGGAGAATATTATATGGCTAATACTAGCTTTGTGGGTCCAGTAAGATCCAAAAATAACTATAAATTATATAGTACTACTGCTTCAACAGGTGTTGAACATGATAGAACTTTAGGAACAACAGCTAAAGACGCAAGGCGTGTTTATTTAGAAGAGTGGTTTAAACAAAGACCGGGTCTTAACGCTAACATTGACCAAGCGTATACAGTTGAAGTTGCGAGAGCATTAAATGTTGACTGGGAAGCACTTGGAACTAATATGACTACTGCTTTATGTACATTCGCCACAACTGGTGGTGGAGTTTTAGCAACAACTGCTGGTGCAGATCAAGACCAAGCAATTTTAACACCTCACTTAGATACTGCAGCAACAGCATGGGCAGGAACTTTATGGGGAACAGAAAACTCAGTACATTTTGAAACATCATTACAGTTACCTGCACTTGATAATCAAAAAGTTTGGGCAGGGTTAAAGTTGACTAATGATCAATTGATTGCAACTGATGATAATCAAATGTTTTTTAAATTTCAATCAGATGCTACTAACTCTGAATCACTTACAACTTTAGCTAATTGGCACTTTGTTCATAGTATTGGAGGTACTGACTACATCAGTAGATTACCAATTGCTGTTGAAGCGGATACGCCTTATCATTTTAAAATTGAAGTTGATTCAGATAGAAAAGCGGCAATTTTTGTAAATGGTGTACAATATAATGTAACAACTACTTCTGGCTCTACTGGGGGTACTGCAGTAACAGCAGTTCAACCTGGAGTACAAGCTACTAAAACAGCGGCTTTAACCAATGATGTAGATTTAATTCCTTACATTGGAATTGAAGCAGGAGCGGCTGCAGCTGAAGCAGTCAACTGTCACTATGTATGTTGCAGTAGAAACGTATACGAATAATAAATAAATAGTGGGGCTACGGCCCCACAGTTCTTGATTAAGGAGGGAACATGGCAGACGTAGTAACAGGACCGACTATCCTACAACAAAACGACAATCGCGTCGTAATTAAAATAGTTAATCAATCAGACGGAACAGGTGCAACAACAGTTTTTGGTGATGTATCAGCAATGGCTGCAAGAGCAGATGGAACAGCAGTAGCTCATTTAGGATTACTTAGAATTTGGTTTTCTTGTCAAGGTGGCGATGGAGGAGACTCTTATGCTCGTTTAGATGAAGAAGATGACGATGGAGATATTCCTGTGATAGGTTTAACTGGAACAGGATATTGGGATTTTAGAGAGTTTGGTGGTATACCAGCAGATAAATCTAGTAACACAAATGAAAGTGATGTTAATCTTGTAGTTCCAGGTACGGCTGATGCAGCAAATATGTATACAATTGTAGCAGAATTTTCAAAGATATATTAGGAGTTTAAATGGCTTATTCAGGCACACAAACTTTTAATCTTTCGATTGAAGAGATAATAGAAGAAGCACTAGAGAGATGTCAATTAGAATCTCGTAGTGGTTATGATTTAAAAACCGCTAAAAGATCTCTAAACTTGATGTTTGCAGAGTGGGCAAACCGTGGATTAAATCTATGGACTATTACTTATGCAACACAAACACTAACAGCTGGTACTAATTATTATTCTATAGATCAGAATGTAGTAGATATAGTGGATGCAGTAGTGACAACTACTACAGGTGCTACATCTAACATAGAAGGCGATAGTAATACAACAGATGTTGCTATGAGTAGAATTTCAAGAACAGAATACATGAATCTAAGCAAAAAGGAAAATTCATCGAGTGGTGATGCAAGACCTACACAATTTGCTTTAGTACCTGGTACAGTGACAACTGGAGGATCTTCTTCTAGTGGTAGACCAGAAAATGACATGACATTATTCTTATATCCAAGCCCGGATAAAGCTTACATATTTAAATATTTTTATATAGCTAGAATAGCAGATGCAGGGGATTATACAAATAATGCAGATGTGCCATTCTTTTTTCTTCCGTGTTTGACGGCTGGACTAGCATACTATATAAGTTTAAAAAGAGCGCCGATGTTAAGTGGAAACTTAAAAGCGGTGTACGACGAAGAATTTAAACGTGCTGCTGAAAATGATCGTGAACGAGTGTCGTTCAGGGTTGAACCAGCACGGGCGTATACACCATAGGAGGTAATATGGTTAAATGTGAAAAATGTGGTCGTGAGTGTGATTGCGGAGACAATTGTCAATGCACAAATACAGACTGCCACTGTAAAAAGGAGGAAAAATGAGTAATAAAAACTGGAACAGCCAAACTTCTAACACTAGTGGATCCACTGGTGGAGTAAAAAGTAATTGGAGTGATCGTGGTACTATTTCTATACCTAATGCTAAAGCCAAAGAAAAAGAAAAACCTTGTCCAATTGTGGAAGGTGAAATTCATGGTACAGTACAGGGTATGGGTGCAGCAACTAAAGGTGGTAAGTATCATTGGTCTAGTAAAAATAAAAGTAATTGGTAAATTAAATGGGTTACGCAACAGGTAAGTATGC